TGGTGCTGCCGAAGCAGCATTGTCATCCTCAAGCGATCGGCCTATCCCGACGCCAGGGTCAGCTGGCACCGAGACAACGCTGATCTCATAAGGAGACCAAGCAGTAGCAACAAAGTCGCCACTGCCACGCTCCTCCATTTTGTCGATGGAGTAGCCGAAGGAGACATTCCGAAGAACGCCATCCTTCACATCGCTCAAGATCTCTTGAGCGAATGGGTTGCGGCTAAACCGCACACGCGCATATCCTCGGCGCTTATTGCCGTCGATATACGCGCGCTCCACAACACCGATCACGCGATCAGGGTTGTGGTTGAACAACAGCGGAGCGCCATCGTTCAGGCGACTGAGATCAGCCGCCTTGCCTTCGTGACTCAAGATTTCATTGCCGAAATACCGAGCCACCGGATACTCCGAGCTGAAGGGGAACTCGAAGGTCCGCTCCTCCACCTCATCAAAGCTGGTCAGCTCTGCACGCTGATACTTGCCGGTCAGACTGCGCAGTGCCGCGATCTTGGTGAGCGTCGAGAACTTATGGCCGACCAGCGTCTCGGTCGCCTCCCAGCCTTCATCGCCTTCGCTATAGATGCGAATCAATGCAGCAGGATCCTCAGCGCTGGCATCGATGCTGAACTCGGTATCGGGTACGCCCAGCGTGCCCTCACGCATCACATGCTCGATCCGGCCACGGGCAGTGCCACCGCTCGAATCCCACTGCACGAAGTCGCCCTCGCTCAACTCGCCCGGTGCAGCACGATCGGCTTCACCATCGCCCGTAGCTTCCTCGAACATGATCGGATCGAAGTCATTCTCGGCCAACCACTCACGCGCCTCAGCCGGCGTGAACTGCGAGCTACGGAACCGGATGGCTTGGATTTCGCTCACGCCTTCCTTGATCCCGTAGATGAAATCAATGCCTGAGCCGCCCGCATCGTTCTCTCGACGTAACGAATCATATTGCTCGGGATCGGTCAGCCGAGCAGCATGTTCATTCGGATAGGGGCGCTCTGAGTCCACGGCGCTTCTTTCTTGTATTGCCTTGATTCTATCGGCCTTGGATGTAGCCCATTCTTGGCCAGCATCTCCGCCCCATGCCGCCCATGCCACACGCCCAGGTGATGGATAGCCATCCTCGCCGGGACTGAATCCTTCGCCCTGCTTGTCCACCTCATGCCGGGCGAACCATGCCGCCATCGTGATCACCGTGTCGGCGCTCAACTCATCACCGCCGAGGATCTGCCCAGCTCGCCTAGCCGCCACCTCGGTGCCGCCGTCGCGCCCCTCAGCCTTCCAGTCCCGATAGCGCTGCGCCTCCTCCTTCATGCCCTCCGTGGGCATCAGGTCAATCTCCTGCCCCTCGATCGTTGCCATCAATCTCCCTGCAGTTGCTCGCTCAGATCTTCAGTCCCTTCCTCCTCGGGATAATCCTCCTCCTCCTCGATCACTGCCTCGGTCTCCTCGAACGGCGCCTCGGTGCCCATCGGCCTCGCAGCCTGCACCGCACCACCCTCAGTCACCTCGCTCGGATCGGTGTCCGTGATGATGTTGAACTCATCGAGCATGGCCAGCTCGCTCTGACGGGTGAGCATCACATCGTCGAGATCACCGCCCTGCTCGGCGATGACCTGCGTCAGAGTCTTGAAGCCACAGCGCACAGCGGTCTTGTACGCATCCACTTCTTTCTGCGGATCCACCCATTCCCAGCTCCGGGGGATCCACTTGCTAGCGCGATAGCGATCAGGGTTGGTCTCATACCCAGGCAGGTTCACCGCACCGCTCAGCACCGCCATCTCCAGCCATGCGTTGAACACCGGCTGGTGGAAGTTCTCGATCATGTACCGCTGCAGCACGCGGTACGCATCACGCTCCTCAAGCAGGCTCAGCCGGCTGCTGCTGTAGTTGCTCTCTGAGAAGTTCTTGCTGATGCTCTCAAACGAAACGCCCAGGCCAGCAGCGACAGCGCGCAGCATCGACCGGGTGAATGGCTCGAGCTGACCATCCGGTGCGTTCATGTCGGGCACCGTCACGCTTTGCCCGGGATCGAGGTACTTGAAGACCCCAGGAGAAAACTCGCTCACGCGCTCGCCTTCGTACATCTCATCCGCCGTCAGCTCACCCTCGGGACTGGTAATGAATCCCATCAGCGCGCTGCTAGCCCGTGCCCGCACCAGCTCGGCCTCCTCATAGCCCTGCAGCATGTGCAGCCGCATCAGCGCCGATGCGAACCACGTCACGCCCCTGGTCTGCCCAGGCCGTTCCGGAATGAACAGGTGGATAACCTCATCAGCAGGCACGCGAATCCGGCGGCCAGTGGTGCGCACGTTGCCGGCGTAGGTATCGCCCGGATGGTTCGCATAGAAGTGATACGCCTGCGGCCGCAGGTACTGATCCACCTCGATGCCCATCCGCACCGTGTTGCCATCCTTGGCCTGCGGCACGTCGTCATCGATCAGGTAGTCCGCCTCCAGCAACTGCAGCGCGAACGGCACACGGCTATCGCCGAACGGCCGGCGGATCATCCTGATGAAGATCTCGCCGCTCTCCGCCAAGCTGCGCACCGCCAGCCGCTCAATATCGTGGAAGCCGAGCAGGCCGCTCACGTCGCAGCGGTATTTGTTCATCCACTTCTCGAACGCCTCGTGGATCTGGGCGTTCATCGCCTCATCCAACTTGCCGCCACGCAGCATCCGCACCTGGCTCTGATGCCGGATGCCATGGCCGATCACGTTGTTCTGGATAGCGCGCAGCGCCTGCTTTGCATAGTCCGAGTCACGGCACAACTGCCGCGCCCGGTTGCGCAATGCCTTGAAGCTCGACTTGATCTCGCTATCGGCGCTGGTGCCACTGGTCACCCAGTCCGCTGTCAACCGGCTAACACGCGCGCCCTGATACGCACGTTGCCGCGGCCGGATCGGCGCGAATCCCATTGCCTTGAACAGCCGAGTGCGCAGACCCATCAGAACCTCACGAACAGATTGAACGGATTGCCCAGACCATTGGCGATCAGCTGAGCCTTCTGCTCACGATTCACGTCAGCCTTCAACTTAGTTTCTAAAGCCAGCAAATCCGTCAGGTCGTATTTCTTCAGGCTCCTGTTGCCGATGGTGTATTCCTTCGCCACACCACCGGCGACGATCGTGCGGATCGCGGCCTGCACCGCATCAAGATCCTTCTGCGCCTGCGACCGTCCATCCAGCGCCGCCGGTGTGCCCGAGTAGCTCAGCGCCGCCAATACCGTCGACTGGCCGCTGCCCAGCGTGATCGTGCTGCCAGTCTTGGTCGCAACGGCTTGCCAGTACCAAGTGCCGGCATCGAAGTTCACGCTAGTGGCCGCAGCAATGCTGAACTGCCAACCAGTCCCATACGCAGTGCCTACCACTGTCGCGCCTTCGCTAGCAGCGTTGAACCGCAGGTAGTAGGTCAGCGTGTAGTCCGAACTGCTAACCTCATTGCCCAGATTGTCCACACCAGCAACATCCCGCCACTGGATCGTGTCGCCTGCTCTGATCTCGCTCGGGATGTTCACGGCCTACCAGTTGCTGACGAAGCCACCAGCAGCCACGGGTGCCGGCGACTGCTTCCTTGATCTTAGCGGTGCCTTCTTACCTTCTTCCATCTGCTGCCGCAACTGCTCCCACATCGTCGCCTGATTCATCCGCCGGCTGTAAATCAGCAGCGCCGCATAGCCATACACCGCACAATCCAGCGCTTCATTTCGATCACCCGACTTCTTCACCCATTCCCTGATCGGAAATCCTCGGTGATACCGCAGCGCCTGCCGTTCGCTGGTCAACTGCCGGAAGTATTCCTCATCAGCAGCCATCCCGAAGTTCAAGCTGCCGCCCGCTTCGTTATGTCGCAGCCTTCCGAACAGCGTCGTCTTGATCGTGTCCGTCCCCAACTGGTACAGCGTCACGCCTTTCTTCAGTACCTTCCCGCGCCAGTTCACATCCACCTTGTTGCCCTTGCCCACCGCCGGACTGTTGCGACGGCTGCTTCCCTTAATCGCCACCACGCCCTGCCGCACGCGCTCGCGCACATAGTTGTAGACCTCATGCGTGCAGTGGCCGCCAGAGTCGATCGCCATCTGCGCGATCTTCAACTCCTTCCCGCAAGCTGTCGACCAGCCGGTGGCCAGCACATGATCCAACTGCTTCCACACCTCGAGCTGAGTCGGATCACCCATCAACTCCTGATGCCACACCAGCCAGCCGGTCTCGCCCTCACCCCATCCCCACACACTCACCGCCAGTCGGTTGTCCTGCACGTCAACGCCAGCCGTCAGCAGCACCACCCCATCAGGGCATGTGCCCGGCTCATACGCCAGCCGCTTGGTCATCAGGCCTTCAGCGTTCACCGCCGCCGCATAGTCCTCCTCCCATGTCTCGGCCAACCTGGTGTTCACAAACGCCTTCAGTGCTGGACCGTCGCCCTTCGCGCGCAGAAAGTCATCAACCAACTGCTCCCAACTGCACCATCCCAGCGGGCTATACAGACCCGACAGATGGAAGCCAGCCGTCTTGCCATCGCTTGGTGCCGTCGCTCGCCACTCACCAGCGCCAAGCATCCGTGGCTTATGCACCTCCTCAAATCGCTCGCCGCATTTCTCGCACTCATACCTCGCCGTCTCCGGTCGCCGCTCCTCCCACTTCAACCTTGACCACTGCAGCCATTGCATCTCACCGCAACACGGGCATGGCACATAGAACCGCCGCTGGTCGCTCCGCTCATATTCCGCCTCGATCCGGCTGAAGTCCTTCACGGTTGGCGTACTGGTCAGCAGGATCTTCCGCCGCGCGAACGTGGTCGTCCGCCGCTCTGCCAGAGCCACCGGATCGCCCTCGCCATCCACATCGCTCGGGAACGCATCGATCTCATCGGCGAACAGATACCGGCACGGCGCAGATCGCAACCCCGTCGCGCTGTTGGCTCCGGTCAACAGCAGGATCCCGCCGAGGTACTCCTTGGCGAACATCGTGTTCCCCGAGTCGCGACTCCTGGCCGGTGCGATCTTCTGCGCCAGGCAAGGCGTTTCATTGATCAAGCTCTCCAGCCGTTGCTTGCTCAAGCGCTTCGCCATCTCCACCGTCGGCTGCACGCACAACATCGGACCAGGCGCATGGTCGATCACATAGCCCAGCCAGTTGCTGCCGGCCTCCGTCTTGCCCGTCTGCGCCGCGAACATCATCACCACCCGCTGCACCGGGCTACTGCTGCTCAAGCAGTCCATCGGTTCCCGCAAGTAAGGAGTCCTTGCCGTCCGCCACGGTCCAGGCTCCGCCGATGCCTTGCTGCTCAACCGCCGATAACGGTCCGACCACTGGCTAACCGTCAGCGGCTCCTCAGGCCGCAGGCCGTCCATGAACGCCAAACGCCAGACGCTCATGCGAACAGGTCCGATTGGCCACCGTAGCCCTGCGCGTCTGCGATGCGCCGCTGTGACAACTCGTGAAACTCGGGCTCGCGCTCAATGCCGATGAAGCGGTAGCCCTTCTGTGTCGCCACCACGCCGGTCGTGCCGCTACCCATGAACGGGTCCAGCACCACGCCGCCCTCAGGTGGTGCGAGTAGATCCAGTGCGCGCTCGATCAGCTCAGTTGGCTTTTCTGCTTGGTGACCTGTCTTGCGCGCTGTCGGCCCCCACTTGATCCGCCAAACGTCGTAGACGGAGCGGTTCACCGGCTTCCAGTCGGGCATTCGCGCCACCGCGAAGCACTCGTAGGAATGCCGCAGCATGTAGCCCATGCCCAGCTGCTCCTTGTCCCAAACGCCAACGCCACCAAATGCCAAAGGCGAACCACAGGCCGCGCGCTCGCACGCCATCGCGCCGCGCCAGTCGATGGTCATGAACACCGCGCCGGTTGGCTTGAGCACTCGCGCCAGCTCGCCCCAAATCTGGCGCATCCACAGATCGAAGAACTGCCGCTCGTCTGGAATGGCTGCCACACGGCTCACTCTGCTGCTGCCGGTGCCTGTGTTCAGGTAAGGCGGATCCGTGATCACAGCATCGACGGAAGCGGCCTCCAGCGTGGCCAGCACTTCCAAGCAGTCGCCCAGGCGTAGATCGATCATCGGCTCAGTCTGCCTCCACCAACTCCACCAGCGCAGCACGGTGCTCATCCGTCAGCACCTGATGGATCGCCGCTGGATCCGTCTCGCCAGCAAGCTGGTGCGATAGCCGATCCGCCAAATTCGCCAACGCCTCACGCACACTCCGCCCCATCGCGAAGGCTTCCTTCTTCACATCCACCGCAGGCACCAGATCGCGCCGCTTCAGATCCACCTCCAACTTCGCCAGCTCCGCCTGGTAGTGCTCACGCCGCGCGCGGCTTTCATTCAGCTCTGGGATCTCATCATCAGGCAACGCAGCCAACCGCTGCCGCAACTCCCGCGGGTTAGCTGGCCGCGGCTCCACCGGGTCAGGTTCATCCACCTTCGCGTTGTTGTTCTTCAACGTGTTCTTCCGCCACAGCTCCAGCGCTAGATCACGATTGAGCCAACGCTTGCCATCTTCCTCGACAACAGCCTCAGCGATTCGGCTCTTGCTTGCGTGAGTCACCGCCGCCTTGGTGCAGCCTTTGATCAGTGCAAACTCCGCGAACGTGACCAGCACGCAGTTAACTGCTCCTAGTTTCTGTTAACTGATACTAAACCCCTGTAAACTCCCTCTAGGGGGATCTCATTATAAGAATTGGTAAGATCCCTTGCGGTGCAAGGCTTTAGAGGGTTTGAGGTCTGGCGCTAACTCTTTTGTGCGCGCTTGCGATAACCCGTTCAGTATTGAGGGGAAGGACCCAAAACCCTTGGGGGGCAAGGGGTTTCGAGGATCGATAGCTGTTCAATTCCGGGCTGGGAACTACGAAGAATGTTCTGAAGCTTTGTCC